AAAAGGCCATAACGCAAAAGTATGGCGAAGAAACCATCAACAACCCTCGCCGTTTTTGGTCCGCGGACAAAGAAAAAGAATACATCCAGCAGTCTCTAGAAGAGCGACAGAAGTTCGCCAAATTGTCTGAGACGCAAGACAATGTAGAACAAGACGGATTTTTAATAAACAAAAAACTACTTAATAGAGATCATAATAGGACTTGTCCCGTTTGTGAAAAATATTCTTTTCATCCGCGTGATGATTTGTATATGAATAAGTTCGAAGCCTGCTTCGAATGCTATATACAGTACATCGACATGCGGGAAGAAAGATGGGCAACCGGCTGGAGACCTAATAAGGAAGAATAACATGGCAACAGTATACGAAATCATTCAAGGAATCAATCAGGCAGCAGCCAATGGAGCTTGGGACGGCGCACACGAAGAGTCGCTGCAGGCAGACGGTAAAGCACGCGATGCTGGACTTAAGAGGCAGGATGGTCATTATATTAATGACCGCCGCGTCATGGACGGATTCGGTGTTAAATTTCATGGACCCATCTTACGTCTCACCTACCAGGCTGAGACCCGAATCAAAGAGGTCCAAGATTCTGGTTATGAGAATGAAGTTGGCCGACAGCTTCAGGAGATCATTAAGTTTCTCAAAAAGGAATATAAAGCAATCACTGGAAACACGCTCACATTAACCAAAGAAGGCGACCATCACATTCTGGTCCAGCGAATCTCTAACTATCGAACGGACGTTCAGGCCCACTGTGATTATCGAATCGGTGGCCTAACCGATGTGGTTGAGGTGAATAAGGGCACGGACGAGGAGCGCTTAAAGGGTGCCATTGAAGATTGGCTAGCCCTAGGGCCCAAGAATAAGCGACCCAAGAACGATAGCCGCAAAGGCAAGTAAGAGATGCTATGGGGAATGTCCTCACCAAGCAAGAAATACTAAAAGAGATCGTTAAAGCCGGCAAGGACCCGGTTTATTTCACAACCAATTACGGGCGCATCTCCCACCCTCAAAAGGGTACGATTCCCTTTAAGGCATATGATTATCAAAATCAGCTCCTAAGAGACTTTGTAGATTACCGCTTCAACATTATACTTAAAGCGCGCCAGCTTGGTATATCAACGATTACCGCCTCTTATGTAAGTTGGTTAATGCTGTTTCATAAAGACAAGAATATTTTAGTGGTGGCCACTAAGCTTCAGACTGCTACAAATTTAGTTAAAAAAGTAAAAGCGCTAATCAAGAACTTGCCCCAATGGATGCAGATTGCTTCAATTACCGTTGACAACCGAACATCGTTTGAATTGTCTAACGGATCTCAAATTAAGGGATCTTCCACTTCCGGCGACGCCGGCCGTTCAGAGGCACTCTCCCTCCTGGTAATTGACGAGGCTGCACATGTTGAAAAGCTTAGCGAGTTGTGGACTGCCCTATATCCTACGTTATCCACGGGTGGTCGATGTATTGCGCTATCAACCCCGAACGGCGTAGGTAACTGGTTCCATCAGAACTGTGTCGAGGCTGAAGCCGGCACTAATGATTTTTATATGACGACCCTTATGTGGGAAGCTCACCCCGACCGTGATAAAAAATGGTTTGAAAAAGAGACGCGCAACATGTCTAAACGTCAGATTGCGCAAGAGCTCGAGTGTAACTTTAATGTTTCAGGTGAGACCGTCATTCACCCCGACGATATTCAGTGGTACCTGGAGAGGACAGTCGCTCCGGAATATCGTACCGGCTTTGATAGAAATTATTGGATCTGGAGACGGTATGACCCAGAAAAAACTCATCTGGTTGTAGCCGATGTGGCCCGGGGCGACGGCAAAGATAACAGCGCGTTTCACGTATTTGAGTTAGAAACAATGGAAGTTGTAGCCGAATATGTTGGGAAACCCACACCAGAAGAGTTCGCCGACATATTATATAACGTGGCGGGTGAATACGGCAACCCCATGTTGGTTATAGAAAACAACAACATAGGCTATGCAGTACTTAAAAAACTGCTCGATAAAGGGTATCCTAATATATATCATTCTACTAAAGGCGATCACCAATATGTGGACCCCGTCGCAGCCCAATGGCAATCTAATGTTATTCCAGGATTCACCACATCTTCCAAAACACGGCCTCTTATTGTTGCCAAAATGGAAGAGTTCATGAGGAACAAACTAATTAAGATTAACTCAAGTCGTCTGCTTTCTGAAATGAAAACATTTATTTGGCACTCGGGAAGACCCCAGGCGATGAGAAGTTATAATGACGACCTCGTCATGTCGTTTGCGATAGGGTGCTGGGTGAGGGATACGGTGATTGTGGAGAGTCAAAAAGATATAGAGTACAGCAAGCAGTTTTTGTCGGCGATCACCACGTCTAAGACAACTATCTCCACTACGATTCCGGGAATGCGAGACCACAAGCTCGCTTCCGAAACAAAAAGGACTGAGGGTGCTGAGGAATTCAATGAACAATACCTTGGACTCATTAAGGGCTAGAAAGTAAATTATGGCTACAAACGAAAAGAACAACAGAAACCCGGCATCCCCGTTATTTAAAAGATTAACGCGGTTACTTTCGGGCCCAATTGTAAATTATAAAGCACAGATCGCACGCCAGGAACGCCGCGATGACATGGACAAGTATCGGTATCGCTTCCGCTCCATGAGCGGCCAAGAGTTTAAGCGCGGCGATACGAACATGTCCCAGCAGTACAATATGTTCACCTCGGCCGCCTTCCGTAACCAGAATCGCGCCGAGCGTTATACTGACTTTGAACAGATGGAATACATGCCGGAGATTGCTTCTGCGATTGACATTTATGCTGACGAAATGACCACATCCAACGAGTATGATCAGCTTCTTAATATTTCATGTATGAATCTAGAAATTAAAACAATTCTTCATTCGTTGTTTTATGACGTCCTCAACATTGAATTCAATGCTTTTGGCTGGGCGAGATCCATGTGTAAATACGGAGACTTCTTTTTGTATTTGGACGTTGATGACACACTGGGCATTACTTCCGTTATTGGTTTGCCAAACAATGAGGTCGAGCGCCTCGAGGGGCAAGACCCCACTAATCCCAACTATGTGCAGTATCAGTGGAACGGCGCCGGCATGACCTTTGAAAACTGGCAGGTTGCCCATTTCCGTATTTTAGGTAATGACAAATACGCTCCTTACGGAACATCTGTCCTCGACCCCGCTCGCCGAATTTGGCGTCAGCTTCTTCTTCTTGAAGACGCCATGATCGCCTATCGCGTTGTCCGTGCCCCGGAACGTCGCGTGTTTAAGATTGATGTGGGCAATATCCCTCCGCAGGATATCCCGCAGTATATGGAAAAAGTGAAAACCGAGATGAAGAGAAACTCTTTGGTCGATGCTAATACTGGCCGCGTGGATCTTCGCTACAATCCTCTGTCTTTAGAGGAGGACTATTTTATTCCTATGCGCGGAGGTGTTGGTTCCGACATCACTTCTCTCCCAGGTGCCAAGTCCCTCGACGATATCGAGGACGTTAAGTATCTGCGCGACAAGTTATTCGCTGCCATTAAAATCCCGCAATCCTACCTTACTAATCTGGAAGGAGCCGACGAGGATAAAACCACTCTGGCTCAGAAGGATATTCGTTTTTCTCGAACGATTCAAAGACTGCAGCGCTCGGTCGTTGCTGAGCTGGAGAAAATTGCTGTGGTTCATCTTTATACATTAGGCTTCCGCGGCGAGGACCTAATTGGTTTTGATCTGACGCTTAATAACCCTTCTCGTCTCGCCGAGCTCCAACAGCTTGAATATCTTCGCACCAAGTTCGACGTCGCCAACGCAGTTCCGGAAGGCACCTTTAGTAAGCGCTGGATTTCTCATAATATTTTGGGCCTTTCAGACGACGAGTTTCTGCGCAATCAACGCGAGTCTTTTCACGATCGCAAGTATCAACAAGCCCTTGAGTCTGTTACCGAAGAAGGCGCCGAGGAGGGACTCGGTGAGGAAGGTGGCCTAGGCGATCTTGGCGGCGACGATATGGGCGATCTTGGCGGCGAAGATATGGGGGATCTTGGCGGCGAAGATATGGGGGGTGACGAAGGTGGCGACTCGGCCCTCCTGGCCGCCCCAGGACGCCGCGAAGATGACGTTCGACAATATGAAAAGAGCAGTTATAGCGCTAAGAATGGCCGCAGCGACAAACGCCGCAAATACGCCACTGGGCCCCACCGCCGCGAAGATTGGGGCCATAAGCCCGAGACCGGAACCCTCCGCAGTCAGCGAGTACGCACCCCCGGATCCATTAGTATGGCCGACTTCAAGTCCTTAGTTGGTCTAGAAGAAAGAAAAGCAGCTACTTATACTAGGAGCGAGATTAATTTAGCAGAGAACACATCACGAGTAAGACTGTTGGTGGAAGAGCTAGAGAAAAAAGAGGCAGAAAAAGATGAAACACAATAAAAAGAGAAATACAGCGTTTATTTATGAGACCCTCACTCGGGAACTCACTCGTGCTATTGTTGAGAAAAAGGTCCATCGCAAGAATAAGATCGTCGCACTGCTCAAAGAACACTTTACAAGAGGCAGAGCGCTAGCTGATGAATTAGAATTATATAATGCCCTTTTAAATACGACGAATATTCAACGTCCGGTAGCTGAACGGCTTCTTCACGAGACTAAAGGCGCCTACCAGATCCTCGACGAGAATACTATTTTTAATGCTCAGTCAGAACTTATTAAAGCCATTAATAAGGACCTGGGACAAGATACCTGGAAGAGCTTCGTTCCTAATTTTAAATCACTGGCATCTGTCAGCACAATTTTTAGTTCTAAGGGCAGTCTTAAAAAACGTGTTCTTTTTGAACAGGCGATTATTGATCGCATGAGTACGCCTCATAGTGGAGATACTACGGCCGCTCTCAAACCACTTGACAACTTGACTTATAATTCTTTTATTAAGAAATTCAACGTTAAATATGGAACTTTGCTTCAAGAACAAAAAGATCTTTTAAATCAATATATTGCAAGTTTCGCTGATGATGGTTTCGAATTACGCGTGTATCTTAACGAAGAGCTATATCGTCTAAAGGGCGCCCTTACTTCCATCGATAGAGGTTCGGTTGCCCCACTGATAAGTAAAAAGATGGAGAGTGTGGAAGAATATTTAGAGAGCTTCCGCCGTCGCGACTTCGACGAGACCGACCTGAGTAAAATACTCAAGACTCAACAACTAGTTCAGGAGTTTGCATCTCATGATCACAATTAAAGTAGGCGGCCCCCAGGCCACAGTCGAATTGAATGCCCGGCGCGCGCTCGACGGGTCTCTTCTTATTATGGACCACAAAGCCATTGATATTGCTGTGATGCCTGATCAGCTTAAGGTGGTCACCTTTCCGAAGACCACCTCCACTGAGGATGTCTACGATTATCAGAACAGGCTTTTTGAGATGTTGGCCGACAAGGGAATTGTTGAACGAGGGTCCATCCAAGGAGGCAGTGTTTTTCGTTCCCTAGAAGGTGTCATAATGGAAAGCGAGCAAGTCAACTCCCTCCAAGCTGCGGTATATGTTATATCCGAGTTCTTATCTTACGAGTCGCGCCACGAAAAGGTTGCGGATGATTACGAGAAAGAGCTGGAAAATATGTATACCCACCCAGACCAGACCGATACAACTGAGTACGGTGAGGTCCCACACTATGCTGAGAAGGGATCGATGCGTCCCGGTTATTACTATTACCCGCTGAGGAATCGATATTAATGAGGCTTATAGTGGAAGCCTGCGGGCGCCGGCGGACTCCTTTAGTCTGTCTGTAAAATAGAAAAGAAGGATTAATGGAACTATTACATTTTATACTTGCCGCTTACGGCATGACATTTATTATTATACACGGACATATCTTTAACAAGATCCGTCCACCTTGCAAATCGATGTGGGGATTCGGCCGGCTATTCCATTGCCATTTGTGCATGGGATTTTGGGTTGGCGTGTTTCTATGGGGCATAAGTCCATATACAGAACTATTTAGTTTTAGCAATCAGCCTATGACCGCATTTATGTGCGGTTGTATTAGTGCTGGAACATCATACTTTTTGAGTATGTTGGTCGAGGATTACGGGATCCGAGTGGTCTATAAAGGAGGTGAGCAATCATGAAAAAATGGATGATCCAACCAGTTCGACGATGCTGCTCAGGCAGTTGACTACTTTAAAGGAATAAACAATGGCACAACTTCTCCGAGAATTTTATGAACTATGCGAAGGCGGCGTCTGTCAGGATTTACTGACGGAAGCCGAGAAGAGGGAAATTCGTGAAAATAATGCCATGTTCATCACCGGGAAGCTCCAGGAAGGTGGCGTTTTAAACGGCAACCAACGCATGTATCCCCCTGAGATTATGGAGCGTGAAGTAAAAAGATATGCCGAGATGGTTAAAGACAACCGCGCCCTAGGTGAGTTAGATCACCCGGAGTCTTCTATCATTAACTTAGCAAATGTCTCCCATATGGTTGTAGATATTTGGATGGACGGACCGGCTGTGATGGGCAAGTGCAAGGTCCTCGCCACACCTGCCGGACAGATTCTTCGCTCGCTGGTAGACGCCGGCGTGAAGATCGGGATCTCCTCGCGAGGAATGGGATCTGTAAAAGAACACCAGGGCAAGACAATTGTAGAAGACGACTTTCAGCTTATTTGCTTCGACATTGTTTCGGAGCCTTCGACACCGAATGCGTTCATGGCTCTTAGTGAAAACAAGCTTGTGAACGAGCAGGTTGAAAAAAGTAATAAAATTATCAACTTAATCGATAGCATCCTGAGGGACTAACCATGAAGATAAGCCGCCAAGAGCTGGAGAGGCTGATAAAAGAAGAACTTCGAGAAGCTCTCGAACAGTACCCTGCTGACGCAATGGCTGAGATTACGGCGACTATTTTTAGTCTTGCTGACCAAGCCGGAGTAGAAACTACCGGAGACCAACGAGAGGATATAGTTGGAGAAATAGAAGAACTCCTAAGAGGGGAGGGCTTTGAGCTACGAGAACAGGGCTTAACTTTCGCCGAGCCCCTCCATCTTGATCTGGGAGGAACCATGGTCGGAGACCTCATGCTCGACATCCGGGACGCTTTACCCGGAGCCTGGAACACAATGCTCAAAGCATTTGAGAGAGGGGGCATCAATACCGGACTGCCTCTTGAGCCGAGTGTGGCAGACTTTGAAAGATCTTTCGAAGTGGACCCCGAAGAAGACGATGAAGATCTCACATCAACGATCGTTGTCCCTCCTGTGAGCCCTCCGGACGACGAAGAAGACGAAGAGGATCAAACAGATACCGTTGTGGTGCCTCCTGTTGAACCGCCACCTGAAGATGTTCCAGAGGAGGAGGAAGCTCCCGACGAAGAAGAGGAGCCCGAGCCGGAGACCTTCGTCAAAGTAGGAGATGTTCTGCGAGTCGACGACGACGTAAAAGAGAAAGAGATTAAGCCAGACTTTGGGACTCTCGAACCAGGTGATTACGACGTAGAGAAAGTGTGGGCTGATGAACGAGATCTCGTCCATCGCGACACTGGAAAGAAAGTCACCCTTTTTGTCAGCGATATCCATGACAATTCTGATGTTATTACCATTAATCCCCTTCTTCCTAAAATCAAAAACCCATGGGC